TACCTTAGATTTCATATATCTTAAAAACATTTTCTTTTTAGGTAACATTTCACAATAAAAATTATAAATACCTTTTTTATCTGTGGGGTGGAACCTTTGTGCTATATTAGCAATATCTATATACCCTTCATACATTGATACAAATCTATGTACCATATAAGCATTAAAGTTCTCCCAAGATTTTTCCTCAAAACTATTAGTGCTAGATTTTTTATAAGTTAAATGCTCTAGCCACTCAAAGATATTTTTAGGAGTTAATAAGGACATCCTTATATTCTTCTCTTAATTCTTTAGGAAGTGAGTCTTCTAAAATTTTACCAGTTTCAGGATCATAAAATACTGGAATAGGCATAACGGCATCAGTGTCTGTTCCTGTTACAAATTTAGATACTTTACGTAATAAGGCTCCTTGTTGCCAAATTCTACCTCCACCTTCAGTTTCAATAGGTGTTGTGTTTTTTAAATCAATGTTTGGTTGTTGTTGTGGTTGCATAATTAATAATTTTAAATAATGTTTGGTTTAATTGTTTCTATAATTTTAGACATTAAAGCCATACAATTTACTTCTTTGTCTATTCTAAAATTTGATTGATATGAATACTCATTTATATAATATGCTATCATACCTTCCTTTCCAGGAGCATATTCCTTACTTTTATCATAAAGATAACGATAAAATCCTTCAAAATCACTTACATTTGAGTCAGCAATTATTTGTCTAATTGTTCTCCAATTAGGTTTTTTCTTGTTTAGTTCTGAAAGTACTTTATCCATATAATTACTCTCTACTAATGTTGATTCATCTAAACTTATTGTGTTATTTACCGTAGATACCTGTATAGTATTAAGCATTTTACGTACATCAGGGTAGTTGTTGTTTACAATAGTTTCTAAATCACTTACACTATGTTTAATACCCTCCTTATTTGTAATTTTCATTAGATGGTTAATAATATCTAATTTATTAGGTGGAACTATTTTTAGGGTTTGACATCTTGATTGTAAAGGATCAATAATACGTTCTAAATAATTGCAAGTTAATATAAATCTAGTTGAACGTGAAAATGTTTCAATTACATTCCTTAATGATGCTTGAGCCATTATAGTAAGGAAATCAGCTTCATCTAAAATTACTATTTTTAAAGATTTAAAGGACATGGTACTAGCAAATCCTGATACTTTATCTCTAATAGTTTCAATACCCCTTTCATCAGAAGCATTAATATATAACAAATCACAATCAATGTTTTTTGCTATTAATTTTGCTAAAGTTGTTTTACCAGTACCTGCTGGACCATAGAATAATAAATTTTGGATATCATTTTGTGATATATAATCTTTAATTATAGATTTAATATTTTCATTTCCTACATAATTATCTATATTAGTAGGTCTGTATTTTTCAACTAGTAAACTGTGATTTTTCATATTGTAAATATAATAACTTTTATTGTGGTTTCCAAACTATCTACCCTGTCTAAATTCCCCATACATGCTAAATTCCTTAGGTTTTTCTTCAGGTACTTCATATTGGTGAGTTTCAATAGCATATAACTTACTATCTAAAGGGGATAATCTAAATTCACAAGGTTTACCTGTAGATTTAAAATGAGCTTCTAAAGTATCAGTTAAGGATTCATGTACTACTTTTTTCTTATCATCTACTAAAGTCCACTTGTCTCCAGGTGGTACTCTAGTAGCAATAAGCTTATTATGTTCAGTTTCTTTTATTTCCATATTACATCCCCATCATCATTGAAGGGTCCATTTGAGGTTGTGGAGCATCTTCTTTAGGTTCATCAACAACTATACATTCTGTAAGTAATACAGTTCCTGCTACAGCAGCGGCATTTTCTAATGCTGTTCTAGTTACTTTAGTAGGATCAATAATACCATCTTTTTTCATATTACTAACTAATCCAGTTTTAATATTAAACCCAGCCCAAGTATCATTACCTGAATCTACTAGATTATACTTACCTATCATTTGGGATTCAACTGAATCTTTACCAGCATTAACTAGTATTTGTTCAAAAGGCTTACCACATGATTTATATACTATGTCAGCTCCTATACATTTATTACATTTAGTTGAAGCTGGTATTGCTTCTCTAGCATATAATAATGCAGCTCCACCTCCGGGTACAATACCTTCTTCAATTGCAGCTTTGGTTGCATGTAAGGCATCATCAACTCTATCTTTCTTTTCATTCATTTCAGTTTCAGTATAACCACCAACATGAATGATAGAAACACCCCCAGCCATTTTAGCTAATCTTTCTTGTAATTTTTCAATTTCAAAAGATGATTGGGCTTTATCAATTTGAGTAGTAAGTTCTTCTAATCTTTGTTTAACAGATTCTTCATCTCCTTTACCATCAATAATTGTTGTTTTTTCTTTTGAAATAGTTACAGTACGTGCTTCACCAAACCATTCCCAAGAAAATTTATCAAGCTTCATTCCCTTATCTTTATCAAATACTTGACCTCCTGTTACTGCTGCTATATCTTCTAATATTAATTTTCTTCTATCACCAAAATCCGGTGCTTTAACAGCAGCTACTTTAATTGTACCTCTAGCTTTATTTACAATAAGTGTTGCTAAAGCTTCACTATCAACATCTTCAGCTATAATTAATAGAGATTTATTAGTATTAGAAACGGCTTCTAACATAGGTAATAAATCTTTTACTGAAGATAATTTTTGATTCAGCACTAAAATATAAGGATCTTCTAAAGTACAAGTCATTGTACCATTATTAGTAACAAAATAATGTGATAAATATCCTCTATCAAATTGCATACCTTCAACAGTTTCTAAATAAGTATCTCCTGTTTTAGATTCTTCTATATGAACTACACCTTCAACACCTACTTTATCCATTGCAGTAGCTATTAATTTACCTACTTCAGGATCATTATTTGCTGAAATGGTTGCAATCTGTTCTAATTGGTTTTCATCTGAAATATCTTCTGATATATTTTCTCTTAAACTATTAACAACTTCTTTTACAGCAGTATCAATTCCCCTTTTAATTTCAACAGCATTAGCTCCATTAGCTAAATGTTGTAAACCATCTTTAATCATTTCTCTTGCTAAAAGGGTTGATGTGGTTGTACCATCACCAGCTTTATCTGCTGTCTTAATAGATGCTTCTCGAACTAAATTTACACCTAAATTTTCTACAGGATCACTTACACTTATATGTTTTGCTACTGTAACTCCATCTTTTGTAGATATAGGAGATTGGTTAGGTCTTTCAACTACTACATTCCTTCCATTAGGACCTAATGTTGATACTACAGCATTAGCTAATGTATCAATTCCTTTTACTAATTTATTTCTACCCTCAGGGCCAAATTCTATTATTTTACTCATTGTCTTTAAATTTTATATCATTAATATATGCTTGCTCTTCTTCAGTAACCTCAGTTTCAGCTAACACATCTCCAATTATTACTTCTTTTTTTACTCTTGCTAAAATTTGATTTTCAGGTCCAACTAAATAATCTTCCCCATCATGTTCTAACTTTGTAAATCCTTGAGTAGGTAATACAACAATATCTCCAACTTTACTTATGGTTTCAACAAATGTTCCTGAAATTGTGTGTTGGCCTGGTCCTACTGCTATTATTTCTCCATGTTCATTTTTATCTTTTCCCATATCAGGAACTACAATTGAGCCATACTTAGTTTCTTCTGCCTCAACAGGTTTAACTATAACAGCGTTAAATAGTGCTTCTAAATTCATATTTCAATTTTTTCTATAATATTATTTAAATTTGATTTAATTTTATTCCATTTACCCAAATATTCTTGGATGGATGAATATTCTCCATTTTTTTCATTTAGCTTATGTTTCATAATAGCTAGTAAAGCATTTCCAAAATCAGCATAATGGCCAATTGGTTTTTCATAATTTTTACCTTCACTACCCTTAGCTAAGTATTTTTTCTGTGGTGTAATAACTTCGTATGCTGTGTAGCAATACGCATCTTTGCCTATAAAGTAAGGCTCTATCAATTCGTCTCTTATAATAGTCATATAACTTTTTTTATTTTAATTATGGTGTAATATACGAAGAAATTTTGGGTAAACCAACCTAAAGGGCGCGTTTGGTTAGTTAATTTTCAAAACTTTTGGCATA